CAATTGCTGTTGGCGCTACTGGCCTTGCCCGTTTCACCATCATGTTCTCTAGTGCCACAGCATACGCTTTCACACGTACTGCTTAACAGGATAGGGGGCTGCAATGCAGCAAACTGATGTAAAAGCCGTACACTTAGACGCCACGGGTACTGCTGTTTCTTATCGTACTCGGGTTAAAGCTTATCATTGTCTTTCGGGTGGCGCTGCCGGGGATGTTATTTTCCGTGACGGTGGTTCTAGTGGACCTATTCGTCTACAGTTTAATATTGCAACCGGCACACAACCGATTACGTTAACAATTCCCGGCGAAGGGATTTTGTTTTACACGGATGTACATGTGACTTTGCCAACTTCGGCCGAGATTACGGTGTTTTATGGCTAAATCTCCTGCATGGCAAAGAGCAGAAGGAAAGGACCCCAAGGGGGGCCTGAACGCGAAGGGGCGGGCGTCGGCCAAATCTCAGGGGATGAATCTAAAGCCCCCCGCCCCGAAACCAAAAACGACCGCAGACGCCGGGAGAAAGAAGAGCTTTTGTGCGCGAATGAGCGGCATGAAGTCGAAACTTACCTCAGCGAAAACAGCCAACGACCCCGACTCCCGGATTAACAAAAGCCTTCGGAAATGGGCATGTTGAGGTGAATGTGGAACATACTATTTGGAACGCAGTTCTTTCGGTAGGCGTTAGCGTTGCTGGGTTCTTCCTCAAGAGCATGTATGACGAGGTAAAGCGCCTTCAAGTACTGATTAACAAGACCCGCGAAGAGATTGCCAAAGAGTATGTGACCAAGACACAATTGGATGCAGACATCAACCGCATCTTTGATCGGCTTGACCGGCTTGAAGCCAAGATCGACCGGCTGGTAGAGAAGCATGCCTAGTACGTCAAAGAAGCAGCACAATTTTATGGAGGCTGTCGCCCACAGCCCCGCCTTTGCTAAGAAGGTCGGCGTTCCCCAGTCCGTGGGCAAGGACTTCTCAGCGGCTGATAAGGGCCGTAACTTTGTTAAGGGTGGTGATATGAAAGGTTATGCAAGCGGCGGTATGCCAATGGTCAAAAAAGACGGCAAAATGGTTCCTAGTTTTGCGGCTGATGGCGTAGGTAAGATGGCTAAAGGCGGTATGGCTGAATCAAAAAAAATGGTTGGCAAAGAAGTAGACTTCATGAAAAAGAAGGGTGCTCCTGCCTCTATGATTAAGCATGAAAAAGCCGAGATGATGGGTATGAAGAAAGGTGGAGCGGTCAAGAAAATGGCTGCTGGCGGGTCGGCTTCTAGCCGTGCTGATGGTTGTGCCACCAAGGGAAAAACCAAAGGTGCAATGGTCCGGATGGCTGGCGGCGGGAAGTGTTAACATGATGGCGAGCCGTGGGATGGGTGCAGTTAATCCATCCAAAATGCCCAAGGCCAAAAAACGTCGGGATGATACCGACTTTGAGGCTTTTGCTAAGGGCGGCGGGGTAAATGCTGCTGGTAACTACACAAAACCCAGTCTGCGTAAGCGGATTGTGTCTCAGGTAAAGGCGGCAGCAACGCACGGTACTGGGGCAGGTCAATGGTCCGCCCGTAAAGCACAGCTTGTAGCTAAGAAGTACAAAGCTGCTGGTGGAGGTTATCGTGACTAAAAAGCTCATAGAATGTTTGTTTAAAGAATTGGGCCAGTGTGATTGTGATACTGAATGCAAGCCTGATGTAATGACTGACGAAGAAGTTGATTTTGAGTTGTTTGAAAAAGAAATGGCAAAAGATTGAAAACTCCGCAGCAATCGCTTAAAGACTGGGGCGACCAGAAATGGCGCACCAAGTCTGGGAAGCCGTCAAGCAAGACGGGGGAAAGGTATTTGCCTAGTGCGGCGATTGATAGTCTAAGCTCCGCAGAATATGCGGCGACAACCAAAGCCAAGAGAGAAGGCAAGAAAGCCGGTAAGCAGTTTGTAGCGCAGCCCAAAACGATTGCAAAGAAAACAGCAAAGTTTAGATAATGGCATACACCTCTGGATCATCATCGTTCAACCTTGATCTCAATGACATCATTGAGGAAGCGTATGAACGTGCTGGTCTAGAGGTCCGCACTGGGTATGATTTTCGTACTGCGCGGCGGTCATTGAACTTAATGACGATTGAATGGGCCAATAGAGGGATCAACCTGTGGACCATTGAGGAAGGGCAGATTGTTCTTCAGACTGGTCAGCCGGTTTATCCGATTCCTGTTGATACCATTGATCTTTTGGATCATGTGATCCGGCAGAACAATTCTGTAGCCAACACGCAGTCGGATATCAACATTACCCGGATTTCTGAGTCAACGTACTCAATGATTCCAAACAAGTTAACCCAAGGACGACCGATTCAGGTATGGGTTAACCGGCAGTCGGGTCAGACTAATGCAACATCAGTAACGTTAAACGGTGCGATTACAAGCTTTGCCACTACTATCACGGTGAGTAACGCATCAGGGTTAACGACAACTGGGTTTATCAAAGTTGATTCAGAGACGATTGGTTGGACCAATATTTCTGGGAATCAATTGCTCAACTGCACTAGAGGTCAGGCGGGGACCACAGCAGCAGCCCATACATCTGGCGCAGCAGTTTACGTTCAAAACCTTCCATGCATAAACGTATGGCCTGCTCCCAATGCGGGAGGAGGATACACGTTTGTGTACTGGAGGCTTAGAAGGTTACAGGATGCGGGTAACGGTGTTAACGTTGAAGACATTCCGTTCAGGTTGATTCCTTGTTTGGTTGCTGGGATGGCGTTTTACATTGCCATGAAGAAGCCTGAGGTTTCTCCTGACAGGATAACAATGTTAAAGAGTGACTATGAGGAGCAGTGGTTGTTAGCTTCTCAGGAGGATCGGGAGAAAGCTAGTATCCGGTTGGCTCCAAGGCAGATGTTTTACTAGTCATGGCGAGTAAGTTTGCTTCTGGTAAATGGGCAATTGCTCAGTGTGACAGGTGTTCGTTTAGGTACAAGCTCAAGGAACTCAAGCAATTAGTTATCAAAACGAAGAACGTTAACATTTTGGTGTGTCCAACGTGTTGGGAGCCGGATCAGCCGCAGTTGCAGTTAGGGATGTATCCTGTTAATGATCCTCAAGCTTTGAGGGATCCGAGGCCAGATGTGAGTTATACGTTATCGGGGAACAGTGGGTTGCAGATAGGCGGAACCAATGAAACTAACATTTTTAATGTTGGAACTCCCATGATGGGAAGTCGGATTATTCAATGGGGCTGGAACCCTGTGGGCGGACCAAGAGATGATGGGTTAACACCAAACGACTTGGTTTTGCAAGGACAAATTGGTACAGTAACGGTTGTTACGATATAGGAGTCCATGATGGACAAGAAACAAGTTAAGGGCATTGCTGATGTCGAAGCTGCGAAGGCGGTGAAGGGGCATGAGCAGAAAATGCACAAGATGAAGAAGGGTGGGCCCACCAGTCTTGACCGCAAAAAGTTCGGGCGTAACATGTCACGCGCAATGAACCAGAGGTAATCATGGCTAATTTTAGTATGAAGATCAAAGGCAAGGAAGTTGGAGATGCTGCGGTTTATGCAGAGCCCCACGACATGTCTGGCAAATCTGGAGTTGATTTAAGTAACAATGGTTATGGTCAACGGTCGGATCCTAAGGACTTGGCTGTGAGTGTTGGGGCGTTTCGGTCCAAGCCTTATGAAGAGCCTAAGACTACGGGGATCAAGGTTCGCGGGACTGGGTGTGCTACTAAAGGTCTGATGGCTCGGGGGCCAATGGCGTGAACTACGCTGCTCTGTCAACTGCGATTCAGGACTATACGGAGAACTACGAGGCTTCATTCGTAGCAAGTATTCCTACGTTTGTTCAGCAGGCAGAGCAGCGGATCTACAATACGATTCAGTTTCCTTCACTTCGTAGAAACGTGACTGGTCAGACAACGGCAAGTAACAAGTACTTAGCTTGCCCAGATGATTTCTTGTCTGTGTACTCAATGGCTGTGTTTCCTACAGGGGGTGAATACACTTACCTGTTGAATAAAGACGTTAACTTTATTAGGGAAGCGTACCCACAGCCAACGGATACTGGGTTGCCAAAGTACTATGCTTTGTTTGGACCGCAGTCTTCGTTACTAACAGAGTTAACGTTTATTCTGGGACCGACTCCCAGCGCAATTTACAACGTTGAACTCCACTATTTCTATTACCCAACATCAATTGTCACAGCAAATACAAGTTGGTTGGGGGATAACTTTGATACGGTGTTGTTGTACGGATCGCTAGTCGAGGCGTATCGTTACATGAAGGGTGAGCAGGATATGATGGCTCACTACGACACCGCGTACAAAGAAGCCTTAGCAATGGCTAAACGCCTTGGTGACGGACTTGAGAGGCAGGACGCATACCGGTCTGGGCAATATCGGCAAGCAGTAACATGATTGCAAAAACCAGAAAAGAAGCGTTGGCGCAAGGACAAAAACGGTACCATACTGGAGCGCCTTGTCCTCAAGGCCATATTGCTGACCGTCGGGCATCTACGGGTGAGTGCCTTGAGTGTAGGGCGGTGAATCTGGTAGTATGGAGAAAAGCTCATCCAGAAAAAGTTAAACAGCATAATGACACTCAGTACGCAAATCATTCTGAGGCATTGGCTGCACGGTCTCGTAAGTTTTACGCCGAAAACGCAGAAGTGTTGCGGGTTAAAAAACAAGAGTACCAACGAAAAAATTTGCACATATATGCCAAACTAGGTGCAAAACGCCGAGCGGCAAAGTTACAAAGGACTCCGGTTTGGCTGACCACAGATGATCACTGGATGATTGAACAGGCATACGAACTAGCGGCGTTGCGTACAAAAATGCTTGGGTTCCCTTGGGAGGTAGATCACATTATTCCGCTACAAGGGTCCAATGTGTCTGGGTTGCATGTACCGCAGAACCTTCAAGTTATTCCACGCAAGCAAAACAGGGCTAAGTGGAATTTGTACGAACCGCAAGTCACTTAATCTTAGGAGTTTTTCATGGCTTTTACTGGCAACTACATGCCTACTTCGTTCAAAGTTGGTATTTTGAACGGGGCGTTTTCATTTGCAGCGGGAACAGGTGGGGCGTATTACATTGCGCTGTTTACTGATTCTGCTTCGTTTACCGCAGCGACTACTCAGTATGTGGCTCCTGCAAACGGTGCAGCAAACCCAACAAACACTGGTGAAGTAACAAGCACGGGTACTGCCTACACAACGGGTGGTAACTTGTTGACTGTATCGTTAGCACCAAATTCGTCATCAGGCACTACCGCGTACATTAACTTTTCTGATACCACTTGGACGACCGCAACAATTACTGCTCGGGGAGCAATGATTTATCGGTTGGGTACATATGGTGGAGTTGTGAATCCTGCGATTGCGATTTTGGACTTTGGTTCGGACAAGTCGTCTAGTGCATCTAACTTTACGATTCAGTTCCCAGCAGTTGGTGTTAACGGCGCTACCGCGATTCTTCGGATTGCATAATGGCAATCTCCCTCAAACACGGGTTTACTAGCGGTAAACTGGACGGGACGGATTCGTCCCTTGTTCAGCCGTCAAACTGGAACTCTGACCACGTTCTAGCTATTGGTTCTCCCAAGTTGTTTGGGAGGACGACGGCAATTGGCGCGACGACCTCTAGTTTGTCTGGAGTGACTCAAGCCAATCCGGGGGTGTTTACAACTTCCGCAGCGCATAATCTGAGTGTTGGTCAGTTAATCACCATCACTGGTGTGGTGGGTATGACCCAGTTGAACGGGAATACCTACGTTGTTAATACGACGCCGCTATCCACTACGTTCACAGTGACGTTTCAGGGTTCGGCTTTAAACACTTCGGCGTATACAGCTTACTCATCAGGCGGAACGGTTACCCCCACTGGCACGGGCGTAGCAGAAGAGATATCTATAGCTGGGGCCTTGACATTAACCGGCGGTGTTTTAACCGGGACAGGTGGATCTCCCGGCGGCTCAAACACGCAGATCCAATTTAACAATTCCAGCGCATTTGGCGGCTCGGCCAACCTGACTTGGGATGGCACAAACGTCCAGATTGGCGCAACTGGTGCTTTGCGGTTTGCTGATACTGACAGCAGCAACTATGTGTCGTTTCAGGCACCGGCGACGATAACCAGTAACGTCGCGTGGACGCTTCCGGCGACGGACGGCACTTCCAATCAGGCGCTGGTTACAAACGGCTCTGCGGTGCTCTCATGGGCGTCTGTGAGCAGCACGGTTGCAGATGGTTGCATCTACCTGAACAACTTGACGATCAACACGAGCTACACAATTGCCGCATCTCAAGGTGCGATGTCTGTTGGCCCGATCACGGTGGCTTCTGGGGCGACGGTAACGGTCTCCAGTGGTTCGCGCTACGTTGTATTCTGAGGATAAAACATGAGTTCAATTTCAGCGGGTACGACTAGCGGAACGGCGCTGGTATCGACCGGCGATACTACCGGCAACTTGGTGTTGCGGACCAATACCAGCACGACCGCGCTCACGCTCAATACTTCCGGTGCGATTGGTGTTGGAACATCGCCATCTTTTGGAACTGCTGGGCAGGTGTTAATTTCTCAAGGTAGCGGTGCAGCCCCAATTTGGGGGGCTACCCCTCTTTTTCCGCCAACCGTTGAATATCTGGTTGTTGCTGGCGGCGGCGGGGGTGGTGGAAGTATCGGTGGGGGCGGCGGTGCTGGTGGTTTGTTAACCACTACTGGGTACACCGTTGCCGCTTCAACTTCGTACACAGTAACGGTCGGGGCAGGGGGTTCTTCGGGCGCTCGCAATGCTGCGGGCGGAGTAGGAAATGACTCTATTTTTGGTACCGGAACAACCACAACGTCAGCGGCTACCTCTGGATCAATCACCTCAAAAGGAGGCGGTGGCGGAGGATCAAACGTCGCACAATCGGGTGGCAATGGAGGATCAGGAGGCGGAACCTGTGGAAATAACTCTGCAGCCGCCGGTACTGGAATATCTGGTCAAGGGTTCGCAGGTGGCACGGCCTCAACCTCTGCTCCAAATTATGGGGCTGGCGGAGGCGGCGGTTCTGGGTCTGTTGGGGCAAACGGAACATCGACTACCGGAGGGAATGGAGGTACCGGGTCAACATACACATCTGGCACTAGCATCACCGGCCTATCTGCATCTTATTCTGGCGGCGGCGGGGGAAGCGTTTATGTAACAGGTGGAACTGGCGGGTCCGCAACTCAAGGTGGTGGAAGTGCGGTTAGTGGGGCTGTGGGCAATCCGGGCACTGCAAACTCTGGTGGCGGCGGGGGTGGCGGTGCTGAAAATCCGGGAGGTACTTATTTCAACGGAGGCAGCGGCGGTTCTGGAGTTGTGATGATTGCTTATCCAAATACGTTCAATGACCTTGCGTCGGTCGGCGCTGGGTTAACCACTCAATCGTGGAACGGAAGCGCATGGGTTGACAATGCGTCAGGCTCAACCACGCCAAATACCACTATTCGTTCTGGCTACAAAGTGTACCGATTTAGTCAGGGTACTGGCACTATTCAATGGTGATGTAAATGGCACATTACGCAGAACTCAATCACGAGAATGTTGTAATCCGTGTCATTCCCGGATGGGATGAGACGGAAAAGTCTGGGATGGAAACAATCCTGTTGCTTGAGACGGGCAACATTTGGAAACGCACCAGCTACAACACTCAGGGCGGTCAGCATCCGGAAGGAAAGCCATTCCGCAAGAATTACGCAGGTATCGGGTACAAGTACGATGCCCAGAGGGATGCGTTCATTCCTCCGCAGCCTTTCCCGAGTTGGGTGTTGAATGAAGACACCTGCCTTTGGGATGCGCCAGTAGCGATGCCCACTGACGGTAGATATGAGTGGGATGAGGCCGCAGTCAATTGGAAGGTGATCTAAATGCCGGTACTTATTAACGGAACCACCGGGACAACCCAAGCCTCGGTCGCAATGACCGGAGCCACTAGCGGTACGGTTACGCTCACTCCTCCGGCGGTTGCAGGTACACAAGCGTACACGTTGCCGAGTGCTTATCCAACGGCAAGTGGTCAGGTATTGAGTTCTACGACTGGCGGGGTTACGTCTTGGGTTAGTTTATCAAGCATTTACAATCCTCCAACATCTGTTGATTATCTGATTGTTGCCGGTGGAGGTGGTGGCGGTGGTGTTCCAGCGGCGAGCTCCGGCGGCGGCGGCGGCGGTGCTGGTGGATATTTAGCGTCGTCGATTTCAGTAACATCAGGAACAAATTATCCAATCGTCGTCGGAGGCGGTGGAAACGGTGGAGCTGCTAGCAGTTCTGGCACGTCTCAAGGATCAAACGGTTCTGATTCGTCATTTAATTCTCAAACTGCAACCGGAGGCGGCGGCGGCGGCGGATCTGGACTTGCCGCTGCTGGTTTCCAAGCAGGTGCTAATGGTGGATCTGGCGGGGGCGCTGCTGGCGGCGGTACTGGATCAAATAGCGGCGGGACCGGAGCATCAGGTCAAGGTAGCGCGGGCGGCAATGCGGCAACCGCTGCGCCAAATTTCGGGTCAGGAGGTGGCGGCGGCGCGGGTGCTGTTGGTGGCGCTGGCGGAAATACAACCGGAGGCGCTGGCGGTGTTGGTCTGAATTGGCAATCGCTGGGAACTTTCTACGCTGGCGGCGGGGGCGGTGGAACTTATAACGGCGGCACTCCCGGAGCAGGCGGTAATGGAGGCGGCAAGGCTGGTCAAACAAATGGCACAACCCCAACGCCAGCAGATGCAAATACCGGGGGCGGTGGAGGTGGTCAAGGCGGTAGCCCCGGAACCGGAAGTGCTGGCGCGAATGGCGGGTCAGGTATTGTTGTTATTCGTTACGCAAACACTTTCTCCGCCGCAACAGCGACTACAGGGTCGCCAACCGTAACCAACACTGGCGGGTATCGTTACTATACGTTTACCGGCAACGGTTCAATCACGTTCTAAGGGACAGCAATGGCGCACTTTGCAAA